ATTAAATAAATCAAACAGATCAATAAGAGAATCAGGTAGGGCAGCAAAATCAGCCAGTGGTGGATTTGCAACATTAAATAAATCATTAATGCCACTGTTAAAGGCTTTAGCAGTTATAGCAGCAACAAGATTTGTTTTTATTAATGCCGCAGATATTGAGACTCAAAGAAAAAGTTTAGAGGTTCTTACTGGTTCTCTATCTGAAACAAATAAAATAATAAAAGAATTACAAGACTTCGGTGCTGTTACCCCATTTAAAAGTAGTGAACTAATTGAACAAACAAAACGATTAAAGGCTTTTGGTTTTGAGACTAATGAATTAGTAGACACTACAAAAAGGCTTGCTGATGTTGCTGGTGCTACTGGAGCAGATTTGCAGGGTATTGCAACAGCCTTTGGTCAGATAAGAGCAAAAGGTAAGTTACAACAGGAAGAAAATTTACAGTTATTAGAAAGAGGAGTTGATATAACAACTGAACTTAAAAACATAACAGGTTTACAAGGCGAGGCTTTTGCTTCTGCAATGCGTAAAGGTGAAATAGGTGCTGATGCTGTGAATCAAGCATTAATAAATCTTACAAGTGAAGGCGGTGCTTTCTTTGGGGGTGCTTCAGCACAGGCAACAACACTAAATGGTAAATTATCAACTTTGGTTGATTCAGTTGAAAATTTAGCTAGAACAATTGGAGAACAATTATCACCAGCAATTAAAGGTGCATTAGACCTAGCAACCAAAGGTGTAATAGCTATTGAAAAAATGTTTTCAAGGTTTGGAGATATTGGTGATGTTGGTTTAGGTAATGTTGCAAAAGCAGAGCAAGATGCACAAAGAGATGCAGCAAGACTTACAGCAACTAAATTTGGTACTAATTTTAAAGGGGAGAGTATATTTGCAAGTAAAGAAGAAAATAAATTTTTTAAAGAGCAATTTAAAATTTTAAGGAAAGCAAATATTGAAAGAGAAAAATTAAGGCAAAAATCTTTTGAAGAAGTCGAGATTCTTGAAACAACGAATAAAAAGCAGACAGAAAAAACAGAAAAAATTATTGAAACAAATGAAGCAGCAAATATTTTTAATCAAAAATTAGATAAGTCAGTTTTTCTTATTGATGAAGCCATAAATGAATCTGATGGTCTTAAAGAAAAATTTATGGAAATAGGTCAGGGAATTGAAGATGGTATTGTTTCTGGGCTAACTGATGCTGTTATGGGAACAAAAACATTAGCTGAAGCTGCTACTGGTGTTTTAAACAACTTAAAAAGAAAACTTGTTGAGGTAGCAATGCAGCGTGCGGTTTCTGGTATTGGTAATTTCTTTGGTAATGCTTTAGGTGGAATATTTGGTGGTGGCGGTGGTAATAAATTTTTAGGGGGCGTTAATGCGTTTGCTGGTGGTGGCATTGGAATAAGCCCACTTCTTGGTTTTAGTAAGGGTGGTACACCACCTGTAGGTAGAGCTTCACTCGTGGGCGAAAAAGGCCCCGAATTGTTTGTTCCTCGATCTGCTGGTACTATTATTCCAAATAGTAAAATTGGTGGTGGTGGGACAACTAATATCGTGACTGTTAATGTAGATGCAAGCGGTACCTCTGCGGTTGGTAATCAACCAGACGCTAATGCTTTAGGTGAGCTAATAGGTGGTGTTGTGCAACAAAAACTAATAGAAGAACAAAGGGCTGGAGGTTTATTAAATAGATAATGGCTACTTTTCCGTCAATCACTCCCACTTATGGGATGAGAAAAACAAGTACACCAAAAGTAAAAGTTACACAACTTGGTGATGGTTATGAATTTAGAGCTTTATATGGCCTGCCCTTATCTCAAGACCCAAAAGTATATGATCTTACTTTTAACGTGTCTGAGACTGAATCAGATGTCATTGAGGGATTTTTAAGAAGCAGGGTTGCAGATCAGGCAAGCTTTACATTTACCCCACCAGCGGAGGGTTTTACCAAAACAGGCACTTATTCACAAAGCGGGACTACTGTTACTATTACAATCACTTCGCATGGTGTTGCTATTGGTGATGTTTTAACAATTGACTATACAACTGGTTCTGCAACTGATGGTGATTTTGT